GGATTATCTCAAGCCAAAAGGAATTAAAGCCGGATATCATGTTATGCATGGCAAAACATATGATGCTGATGGCAATGTTGTTGATTATACCAGGTATAAAAATTCAGGTAAATATTTTAAACGGCATTCATACAGAAAGATAGTAAATGAAAATTAGAATTGAGATTCCGGAAAAACTTGATTATCCTCTGAGGCAATCAACTAAAAAGCATAGACTTGTAAAAGGTGGGAGAGGCGGAGGAAAATCTGAATCAGTTGCAAGAGTAATTATTGAGAGAATGATGATGGGCTCCGGGAATGTTCTTTGCTCCAGGAGTGTTCAGAACAGCATTGAGGATTCAGTTTATTCCCTGTTTTCAAAACTGATAATCAAGATGGAATTAACTCCGGTTTTTAGAATCCTCAAAAATGCAATTATATATCTTCCAACAGGCTCAAGGATGATATTCAAGGGATGCAATGCTCTTTCCGACCCAAAAAGCGAATCTGCAAAAGGGTTGGATGAATTTGAGATTGCCTGGATAGAAGAGGCTCACACAATAACAGAGAGAGATGTTGATATCCTTGTTCCATCTATCCGAAAAGAGGGAGCTGTTTTTTTCTGGACTTATAACAGCAACAGAGTTTGTTTTGTTGATGAGCATTTCAGCAAGCATTCAAACGCTGAAATAACATCCATCCATTATTGGGAGAATCCTTTCTGCCCAAAAACATTGATTGAAGAGGCGGAGGAGTGCCTCAGAACTAATTCAACAAAGTTCCGGGAGATATGGAAAGGAGAGATTTCAACTGATACAAGCCGGAAAGTTTTAATCCTTGCATGGATAGAATCTGCTTTGAGGCTATATAAAAAAGATAATCCCGGCAGAGAGGTTTATGGCTTGGATGTTAGTGATGGCGGAGATGATTGGGATGCTCTTGCAAGGAGAAAAGGAATGGCTCTTGAGCAATTATGGCAATGGGAATTCCCTGGAGGCAATACAATCAAAACGGCAAAGAAAGCTGTTGAGTACATGGGAGGCATTGGAACAAAAGCTCATCTTGTTTTTGATAGAGTTGGAGTTGGTTCCGGAGTTAAAGCAACAATGATTGAAATGTTTCCCGGCATTGAAACAACTCCATATAATAACGGAGATGCCGTTGAAGATAAATCCTATACATACGATGAAAGCGGAGCCAAGAACAAGGATGTTTTTGGCAATTATGGAGCTCAACATTGGTTCCGGATTAGAAAGTGGTTTGAGAATGCCTATAAAAAAGAATTGGGAATGAAAGATAAAAACGGAAATGAGATTGAGGATTATATAACCATCAATCCCGATATAAAATATCTCCTGGAGTTAAAGCAACAGTTGTTGCAGATAGAGTTCCGGGAAAATGAAAGAGGGCTCAAATATATTGTAAAAGCTCCCAAAGGAACAAAATCTCCCAATCTTGCAGATGCAACAATGATGAGCTTTAGAAATCCAAAAGAAATCTCTGGTATAATAACCATCTAAAACATCTTCAATAATAAATACCGTATTCATGGAGATTAGAGTGTAGTTAGATTCTAATTAGATTCTAATTAGGCTCTAATTAGAGAGAAATTAATCCCTAAACTAAAATATTTATTGCAAAAATATTTTTTTCTGACACAATAAGATTAAAGGTTGCCGGAGGATTTGCTGATGAGCATTCTTGATTTTTTCAGAAAGCCAAAAACAAAAAGTTATGATGATTCTGATTTTGGAGCCGGGAGAGTTGTTGTTATCAACAATGGAGTTATCCAGTATATTGGGAGCTCTGATAACAAGCTCTCTGCATCTCAGGTTTATGATATGTTTGGCAAGATTCCAACATTATTTGATGCCGTTGAAAAGATATCATCCAGGGTTGCCGGGCTTTCTCTTGTTTTGAACAGAGATGGCAAGGTTATAAAAGAGCATCCTGTTCTTGAGCTCCTCAACAATCCCGGAAAGAATATCTCTAAAACAGCTTTTTGGGATGAGCTCTCAACATCCTTTGCTCTTTGCTATGAGGGATGGCTTGTTGCAAGAGGCAATGTTAGCAATCCTCCTTTGGAATTAGAAGTTATGGAGCCGTATTGTGTAGATTCTCCAATCAGCGGATTCCGGCAAAATGGTTTAATGCCGGAGAAAATAAAAACCGATTCTGAAAAAGATAAAAAAACCTATATGAAAAAGCTCATTGATGGCATTGAAAGATATATTAGTGAGGATGGATTTAGCGAGCTCATCCCTATAATTGGGAAAAGATATAAAAACGATTGGAGAGGCATGAGCAAGCTCTCTGTTCTTTTTGAGGAGGCAATCCATATCAGAGCCGGGAATGTTCACAACAGGAGCCTCCTGGAAAACGGATTAACATCATCAATAATTCTTTCATCTAAAAATCCCGATGGCATTGATCCTAACAAAGCCAATGAATTCAAAAGGACTGTGCAGGAGCAATATCAGGGCTCAAGGAATGCCGGCAAGCCAATCTTTTTGCCTTTGCCGTTTGAAAAGGTTTCTGAATCAACAAATAACAAGGACATGGATTACATCCAGTTAATCAATATGGATGAAACCAGAATATATAGAGTTTTCAATATTCCTTTGGCTCTAATTAGTGATAAAGCCATGACATACAGCAATCTTGAGGCAAGCATCCCTTTTCTTTATAGTGATGCAGTTTTCCCGGTGTTTAATTATCTTGCAGATGAATTAACAATCAAGCTCCTCCCAAGATATAAAAACATTGATGGCTTTAAACTTGGCTTTGATAAATTTGAGATTCCTGCTCTCTATAAACATCATGCGGAGATGATGAAAGAGCTGAAAGCAAGCCAAGTTTTAACAACAAATGAGATTAGAGCCAAAGGCGGATATGAGGAAATCAAAGGCGGAGAGGATGTTATAATTCCAATCTCAGTTCAGAAACTTTCTGAGATTGATAATGTTCCCGGATATCCGGAGGTTTAATGGATAGATTAACTGCCATAAATGCAAAGAAACTTGCAATTGAAAAAAGATTGAGAGCTCAATTGCAGGGCTTATACAATGATATTCTCCAAGATGTTTTATCTCAGATAATTGATGGCTCTGTATATAATTTTGCTGTTTCTGAAACCTATAAAATCAGGCTCCGGGAAATCCTTAAAAAGCATCAAGAAGTTATTCAGGAGCTCTTTGTTGATGGCTCAATGGAAAAAATAAAGAATCTTGATATAATATATCAGGATATAATTAATGAGGTCGAGCAAGCCCTAACAATGAGGTTTGATAAAGAAACTGAGTTGATACATAACAGCACTAAAGATAATATCAATAAATGGATTGTTGCTGTTTTGCTGTTGCTCCAGGATGAAAACATCCAGAGCTCTCCGGAAAACATTTCAAAGGCTTTCAACAATCTTGCTAAGCAAAAACTAAAAATAAAAGCAATATCTGAAAGCATAACTCAAACAAATTGGGCTGTTGAAAATACAAGGAGAATCAACTCAAAAATAATAACAGCAAATATTGTTGAGCAATCAGAGCAAGCATATAACCAGAAAAGAGTTGATGATGATGCATGGAAAACAAGCCTTGCAACGGTTGGAGCTCTTTGTGCTTTTTCTCCAAGATTAACTGCTCCCAAATACAGCTCTGATTTTTATCATGCATTAAATGCAGATGAGTTTGCTGATGCAGAGGAGAGCATAAAAATTTTTTCACAGGAAAAAAAAAGATGGATAACTGTTGGAGATGGTAAAGTTAGAGATACTCATTTGGAGGCGGAGCAACAAGGAGCAATCCTGGTTGATGAATATTTCCAGGTGGGAGCATATCTGATGTTATATCCCGGAGATAATAGCATGGGAGCCGGGATTGAGGAGTTAGCTAATTGCAGATGTGATGCGGAATATATTTAGCGGAGGATAAGATGCCGGAAAAAAAAGATTTGTTAATTGTTCCTTTTAGCGGTTTGGAAACAAAGGAAATTGAGGTTAAAGGGAGCAAGTTTATTGAGTTTGAGGGATATCTTTCAACATTCCATAATGCAGATTTAGTTGGAGATGTTGTTTTGCCTGGAGCATTCCTGGAATCTCTTGCGGAAAAAATGCCTAAACTTCTATGGATGCATAATTGGGATGAGCCAATTGGAGTTTTTGTTGAGGCAAAAGAAGATGATAAAGGCTTGTTTGTAAAAGCCCGGATGCCTCTTGATGATGATTTTGTTAGAGGCAGAGTTGCTCCACAACTTAAAGCCGGTTCAATAGATTCAATGAGCATTGGTTTCTATCGTAAGGTTACAAGGTATGATGAGGAATCCGGAATCAGATATCTTGAAAAGGTTGATTTGATTGAGGGCTCCCTGGTTACTTTTCCGGCTAATCCAAGAGCCAAAGTTGAGGCTATTAAATCTCTGAGGAAACAGTTCCAGAGCCGGGATGAAAATGCGGTTCCAGGGGTTAAATATTATGATGAGTTTGCTCCGGTTGAATATCATTGGGAGCCTGAACAGGCAAGAAAAAGAGTTCAGGAATCCGGGATTGATATGAA